GTTCGCTTTCTTTGGGAGTTTCCTCCTCAGGGCATCCTCTTGATACAACACTTTCCACGGCACTTGTGGCAAACTGTAGCTCTGAGCGCTTAATCCGATCTGCCATCGAAACGAGACGGAGAAGAGCTCTCGACCCTCCAGATAGGGTGATACTAACTCCTCGAACCCGAATACTATAGGTACAGCTGACCTGGTCGACACCGAGAAATCGAGATGCCTCAGTGATAACCTTATCTCCTTGCCAAGATCCAAGAGCTCTGTCGAGTGAAGCTTCTTTCCAGTCGTATCTGTGATATCTCTTAGAAATAGCCTTCCCGACACTCCAGAATTCCTTGAAACCAAGGGGACAATCCGTATCCGGATCATACGCATCGTGATGTAACCGCCACTCATCGCTAGTCGGGCTTTCGTCAGGTAGTTGGAAGGGAGCAAAGGAATCTCCGCATCCTCCGACCCGACGTTGACCACCAGCTTGTTGCCAAGCGTCGCTTCCTTGTATAGCTCGTTCCATGGCTTACTGACTTGCTCGTATTCTGCATCCATGAACTGGTCTTGTTCAAGAGGCCCCTATGCGCACACTAGTCGTTAAGTGTAGCTGGTACAGGTTCAAGCAGTTCGACGGTGTATTTGGCCATAATCTGCCCAGCGCCGCCCTGTGTGACAGCAGCTGAGTCAGTTGCCCAAACCACGCTTGCCGGCACGTACATTGCCGCCTCTGGCCCCGACATGGCCCCTATTTGTGCTACAGTGGCGTACTTGTAGTATGACTTATCAAGCCTCCCAGTATCCAGCGTGATGCATAAAGCACCAGTAGGAACCTTAGTACCTGGTGTGTTCAAGCCCGATCCACCCTCATACCCAGCCCAAATAGGGCCACTGACCGCTCCATACATCTGTTGAACTATCCCCACCGTGGTGCCCGTCATGCTGTCATTGACATCATATACGAACCCCATCGCCATGAGACCTGTCTGTGTTGTAGGAACGATAGGTATGTAGTACATCTGCACAGATATCCACCGGTACTTGGAGTAATTGATAGCCACCCCATTCAGCCATAGCACGTTCGAGGGTGTAATGTCGATCCTGGAGAAGGTCGTTGCGCCGACGGCTGTCGTAAGAATGGAGAATCTCTCCGTGTTAGACACCACGACGCCTTCCCTACTGTTCAGGACCCTGGGCACGCGGCTGCGAATGATGGCGCTGCCAACAACTGGTGCCGTGACGACAGATGATCTGGCCGGCTTGGCCTTCCGGTTCTTCCGTTTGGTTTTGCCGGGGGCTATAGCGGTCATCCTCTCCACGAGCACCTCCAATCTGCTGATCCTGTCATTTCCTTTAGCCTTAGTCATGTTGTGTGCGTTTGTGTGCTGAGTTGTTGGTCATGCTGCGGCGAAATCTAGGACACTAGGCTCACACGAGTCTGTGCCCTCGATTCCACATAAGTCCATCTCCCATCTCATTAGACGGTCCTCCAGAGCATGTTGCTCATCTCCAGTTAATCGGAACGCCTGCCAAAAAGATGCGCGACTTTCGGGGGTAACCACATGGGCCCCACCGGCACCACGCCACTTATGTTGGTTTGTGACTGTGTCAATTCTCTGGTGTTTTACAACATCATAGGTCCTGAAGCGTGAGTAGAAGGTCTCTACCACTGGTATGCCAGACGAGAGGGCCATGCCTCCCACATGCTGTGCATTACTCCAGGCCTTACGCGTTGGTATATCACGTATATTGTTGACACAGTGTACATCCTTAGACATGGCCGTTCTGACATTACGAACCATCTTCCAACCGCCTTGAAACTGTACTGGGTGGGCTTGGCAAAACTCAATCTCCTCGAGACAATACACAGGCTTCTCCACCTTCATGGTGAAACCAAGCCTAAGAAAATATTCCGGGAGTTTAGACTGAACCTGATCCAAGTTACGAGATTCGACAATTAACACACAGTCATCACCACAATTGGCGAGGCTGTACTCGTTGATGCCCAAGAATCTCATAAACCCATACACCATAGAACACATCAGCAAATAATTACCTAAGGAGGTATTGATGTC